GTGACTTAATACGGCCTTCCACCCGCTTACGAACAGAAGCCCGCCAAGCGGCTTCATCCTTAGCAACTGCCTCATTATAAATTGCAGCAGGGTATTCCCGTTCCAGTGCCTTGTAAACCGCATTGCGAATCCAGGCGGTAGGACGTGTACTAGTTTGTTCAGCTATGTCAAGCAGCAATTTTGCCCTGTGCGGGTCAAGAAGTATTTGCATATACGTCTTATTTCCGTGCCGAATTGCCATCAAGTAGTAGCCCAGTAGATTTTAGTCTAGCATTGTGCTACCAAAGAATGGAGCTATCGACATGCTTACGCCAGCCAGTCTGCTGATCCTTACGAGCTTTTGTGCGTTGTTTACGGCAACCCCGCCTTACTTCCCTAGCGCCTTCAAGGAAATTAGCTGCGCGGAGCAAATCTGCAGTACTGGCACGCGCTATCTCGTAATGCAAGAATTTCATGATTATCTGCCGCCCTGTTTCCGGTGGCATAGGCAGCATCCATCACTTCCGCAAGACTACGGTAAGAACCCGTTTCCTGAGGGGTATGGAAGGACCACCCGTTAAGCGTTCGATAGATGCTGACCATGTTGCGCTACTTATTAATGGATCTCGGACCAACGCTTTCCTATAGAAGGTTCAGCTAGAGGCGGAATGTCTCCCAACCACTTAGCTTCGGCGCTTTCCATTACTTGTTTTAGCTGGTCCGCCCAGTGTTGTGCCTTATCTTCACGAACTAATAAGAGAATTTCATCGTGGATGCATCCCGCGATTTTTACTTCCTGTTCACCAACTTCTAGAAGCTTTGGCCACAGGTTTCCTAGAGCGCATTTAAGGATGGCCGCACCAGCACCTTGGATTGGAGTGTTGCACCTTACCGTAAGGCGATTCATGTCACCTGGCAGAAAGCGCCGCATTTCAGAGCCTGGAATACGGATTTCAGCCCACCGGTTACTTGCCGTCATTGATGCGTCTGCAGCATTTTGTTTTTGCCACTGCTTGACACCTGCATAGGCATCTAGCCACTGGTTACGAATTGTTGCAGCGGCCTCAACTGTCATGGTGACACCAGAGCTAGCAGCGTAATTCCGCAAACCCTTAGCACCCGACCCATACAACAAACCAAAATTGGCACTTTTTGCGATCTGGCGAGAGCAACCAATGGCCTCAGCGGTAACCGTATGAAGGTCTTCACCAGCCTGGAATGCCTTGGTCATCTTTTCATCTTTAGCCACTGCTGCAGCGAGTCGCAGTTCCATCTGACCAAAATCCGCATCCACAAGCAGCCAACCATCAGGAGCTTCAACACACTGCCGAAACTCTGTATCACGGGGAATCTGTTGGTTGTTGGGTTTGATGCAGGACATGCGGCCTGATTCCGCTCCAAGCTGGAGGTAGCTGGCACGTACAAAGCCATCCGGGTCCATTTTTTCAAGGATACCTTCAGCCATTTGGCGACGCTTTTCACTTTTCTTCCACGCCAAATAGGTCTGTATGACATGGTGGTCCGCAGCGTAGTCCTGAAGTGCTGCCCTACTAGCACTAGGCTTGCCGGTTTTACCATCCTTTGGCACTGTCCCTAGAAGTGCTGTGAACTTTTCTAACAATTGCTTGGGGCTGCTTAAGTTAAACCCTGCTTCTAGCTTGGTCCCACGGCGAGCATCACCCGTAGCTTTTGACCTGAGGTTAAACGCTTTCGGCGCAGTTTCAATTTGTTCAATTTCCGCATACCACTTTTCGTAGTCTGCGTCGTCGTGCCCCATTTGCGTGACAAGGTCTCGAAGCTTTGAAAGTCTTTGAGTATTTGCTGCTTCCCTTGGGAGCTTATGTTCTGCTGGAAGCGCATTATCAAGTTCCCGTAAAAAGTCTCTACCGAGCGCATGAATGTCGTGTTGGTAATCATTACAAAGCTGCTCAAGACTGGAACGGTTCCAAGGAAGCCCGGTGCGCCACATCTGGGCCATAGCGGGAAGTGCTCTGCACTCTAATGCGTAAGCTTCGGCCAGCCGTGCATTTTGTAGTGCTGCTGTAAGTGGGTGATCAAGCTGCAGCAGCACCTCAACATCTTTAGCAGCGTAGACTAACTGGTCTCGATTTAAGACTGGAACGCTCCAATCAGATCGTTGTTGTTCTTTATCGAGTTCAATTTTTAGGACACGTTTAGCAACATGTGCCAGTCCGTGCCTGAGGTTCGGCGTTCCATTGTGGTGGAGCTTACTGGCAAGCATGGTGCAACCAACCCGGCCACGTACATAGATGCCGTGTTCTTGAAGCCAGCCAAGATCAAAGACTGCGTTATGGGCTAACCAGTAACGATCCCCATTGGTAAAGAACAAGCGTAGTTTTTCCCAACCATCTGCATCTAGTTCAAAGCAGTCAATGATGACAATGGTTTTACTGACTTCGCATCCCAGTTGTATCAAGCGAAGTTTGCCTATTTCAGGCTGTAGCTGGAGCGTTTCAGTATCGAAGGCGATAGAAATTGATGTCGAGATCTTAGGCAGATGCTCGACACCGAAAAACAAGTTGTAGTCAGACATGGGTGGTCTTCAAAGAAGTGTGTATTCAGGAAGTGGGCCTGTCCATTCGGACTCATGTTGGCCTTCGGGACTGTACCAGCCGGTGTCATCTAAACGCCAGCCAGCTGTGCAACGCTTAAGGGCCTTGTAGTTTTCCCAGACAGGTTCTTCAGGAAAAGGGTTTCCGTAGTCGTGTTCCCAGTCAAGCTCACTGATGCCAGTGGGTGTGTACCAGCCACCTTCGTCAGCTTCCCAGCCTTCTGCGGTGCGCATTTTCCAAAGCTTGTCTTGGTCAGCCATAGCAGCATCAAACTGAGCAGCGTTAACAGCGTAGTTATCGAACCAAGCCGCAACCCGAAGATTGTAATCGGCGGCCTCACTTTGTAAGGGGCTTGGAACGTTCTTGAGTTTTACGCTTGCAAAGCTGCTCGTGTCAAATGGGTGTGTAGACATGATTAAAGAGGAAAGGTGTCGTAAGAAGCTTTAAGAAGACTTTTTACGGTGGTTTCTAAGTCTGTGATGCGGTCAGTGGACTGCATGTCACAGATAATTGGAACTTCAGCTGTGAACCATTTGTGACCACAGCCTGGGCACTTGCGGCATCTTACGATGCTTACCTCAAACCGGGGCTTGGTTTGAGTAACCCACTGATCGCCGCGTTGTGGTTTGCGGTTGCAGTGGGGGCAGTTCATGAAAGAGGATCGTCATAAGGGTCAAGTTCAAATTCTGAAATCAAGCGGCATAAGTACCACTTGGCTTTGCGGAGGTCTTCAATACCATTTTTTTGGCGATACCTCCAGATGTATTTGATGCAGTTGCCGCGCAGATAACCAAAAAATTCTTCGGTTGTCATTGCGGCTTTGATCGCTTCAATACACTCCACGCCATTAATGCTTTGGTAGTGCGCTGGAGCGTTGACAGGATCAGTCATCAAATTCAATCGGCGGTATGACGCACCAGTCAGTAATCCAGGGCAACATGCGCAGCACCTGTTCCCGTGTTGGTGCATTTGTATGGTCTAGTGGTTCGTCCCAGAGAATGACTGCTTGACAGTGAGCGGAGTCAAACTCGGGTGGATCTAGGTGAGTTGCAGGTAAGACCTGAACAGCGTCATCAACAATGGCCTGAACAAACAGGGCATCTGAACCTTTGGTGTAGCTGTAGCTAATTAGTTGAGCGTGGGCCATGGTGGGGCTCCGAACTACTTGCTTACAGTAGCACACTACGTCAGATGCACCGTAATGCTGGGGAAGAATTCATGCGCGTAGGTGCTCATGACACTGGCATCAATACCAGAATTAAGCGCAATATCTATATCACGTTCCAAACGGCAGAAGTCTTCGGGCGTGTCGTGGTACAAGTCTTCACAAAGGCTGACAGGCAGCAGGTCCGTTCCATACGCCGTATACCGCACAATCGCTAAATAGGGCGTTGGCCCTTTTAGCTCGTAATACGTGATGGTGGCCCACTCTTCCATTGGACCGCAGTACCTGACACCAGTCTGGCTCAG